GCAGCATTATTACCTTCATCACTGGAATCAACCCAAGTAGTAGTATCAGTAATAGTTTGTCCATCCAAATAAAGGACCAAATCAGTTAAAACTGGATTTTCTCCTTGAGTTCCAATAACAGTTCCATCTGACCCATCAAAATACCTTTCAAAAATCTGATATGTTTCATGTGTTAGATTAAATGCTCTCTTAACATCAACATCAGTTCCTTGATAAGTACCATATTGAGAATCCATCCATGCATTAGTAAAGTCAATCTTAATTGGATTATCAGCAGCTCCAAGATCATCTTCAAAACGCATGTAATTGTAGAATGTTCTTACTTCTACATCTACACTGGCATTTGGAGTAAACTTCAATGCTGTTAATCCAGTACTAGCATTATAAGTAGCACCAAAAGTTCCAACACCAACAAAACTACCAGTAGCACCAACTCTAAGATCTCCCCATTCCGTCATATGAACATCATTACCAGTATCACATAACATTATTTCCGAAATCACTGTTACATTATTAGTTGTATCGGTAGCTTGAGCAATAATATAAGCACCGTCATAACGATCTGGATATTCTCCCACTGAATGTGCTGTTGGAGAACCAGATGCTGCAATATTCCAATACTCACTACCAACCAATGCATGATTAAAAGCAAAAGAACCAATTCCAGCAGTATTGCCCATACCAACTGTTAATGCATTAATAGAAGCAGCAGTAGAAACATTAGGAATAAAATCAATTACAACATTACTACCAGAAATATAAGGATGATACGTACCCAAACCAGATGCAGCATCATCAAGTTCATTTAAATTAGTTAATCTGCCATATTCTTGCAAATCTACTGTAGTTCCATCATGTACAAAAGTCAGTTCATTAAACTCATAATCTCCACTAGTTGTCTTAAATTCAAATAAAACTTTTCCTGAAGTATAGGTATTAGCAATACTTACAAAACGAGTAGTTGAACCAGTTCCAACTCCAGTAGCAACTGCAGTACTTGCTGTAGCTATCCTAACTCCACCAAATTGAGAAGATCCCGTTCCTACTACTAAATCATTAATATTATATGATAGAGTAAAGACATTATAATCATTTACAGAATACTTAGTAGGATAAAACTGAATAACCCCATCAGTTCCATCAAGACCATAATCAAAAGATCCTAAATCTGATACAGTATCAAGTCTGGCATATTGATTCATATAACCAAATCCGGAATCATCATGTAAAAGAGTCAAAATCATCATTTGACGCTCATATGTATATCTACGATCTTGAACATAAGTTATGTACTTATGAGCATTTGCATCAAGGCTTGGGAATCGTGAAATATTACTATATCTTGTTGCTCTTGGATTGCTATTAAATTCTGAACTAAAATCATCAATGGCAAGAACTCTATTGCCTATAGATTCAGAATAATCTGTTAATGTTTTATTTGCAAATACAATACTATCTGATATATTATTTGCTTTATTATTTTCTTTAACTAAATCAAAATTATAAACACTATTCATGCTCACAGATCTTGTAAAATCTACGACAGAATCATAAAAAGATTGTGTAGTTCCTATACCAACTTTTGCTTGATTAGTCGGTTCTGTTTCAACCTGTAAATTTGAGAATTTTTTAAATCCTGCAGTATGGTTTAATGTACTTACCACATCATCCCATTTATTCATATCAACAGTGGATTTAATAGCATAAGAGAACTTTTGATAATAATCCCCATCTTGAATTACTTGAGTACTAAGATTCAAAAATCCCGTTCTTTCTTCCCATCCAGATTCAACTTTTGATTTTGCAGTAACATCATATGTCGCAGTGAAATTCTTAGTTGATGCTATAGTTCCTCTAGTTTTTGAGGAATTTCCTTCAACTACATGACCAACAAGAAAATCTTTATTGGTCTGAACTTTCAAATATCCTTTTTGATTATCCCATCTCTCAACTGTTCCAGTAATAGTAGTATCATCTAAAGATGTAACTCCTTCACCTTTAAAGAAATCGGTTGTTGTAAGTATAGGATCAAAAGTTGGGAAATCTTTTTTAGCAATAATCCTACCAGAAGACTTTTGAGGATTAAAAGATCCAGGAATTTCATCAGTTTCCAAGAAGTTACTCATACTAAAGGTTACAAAACCAACTCCACCATAATTCTCTTCAATACCAGTTAGAGTAAATAATTGATAATTATAAAGATCCGTATTATAACCTCTTCCAGTATCCACAGTCACAACATCACCATTGGATGCAGTTGATGCAATACCAACACTAACATTTTCAATCATAACCTCATCACCCATAGAAAATGGGAATGAAGTTATTGTACTAAATCCCGTAGATAAAGTAACAGTTACATCCTTAGTAGTAGTATTATATGAAATAGTTTGAATTCCTACGCCATTTGAATTTCTGGTAGGAAGTAATCTTGGGGCAACATTATTAATTCCATAAGTATTATGGAGAATTTTAAGACTACTAGCTCCCCTTTCATAAAGCAAATCAACTTCATCTTTTACCTCTCCACTTTGCCCATCGAAAACAATAACTTTAGGTGTAACTGGTCCATATCCTCTACCACCAGAAGTAATACCAATAGATTCAAAAATTGCAAGATTATCAATTTTAAGAATTTCGGGTAATTTGGCACTAGGTCTTAAAGTTCTATCATAAGCATAATCAAAACCAATATCTTCTATTTTAGTTTTTTTAATAACACCAATATCACTACTAGCAATACTAACAATTGCATTTGAACCTATTCCACTTGTAATATTAGAAACAACAGGTAGGGTATGATAATTCATTCCCCTATTATAAACTTTTAAATCAACAATTGACCCTAAACCTACCGTAGAATTTGTAGAGTACCTAATATCTGCATTGCTTTGGGTATAAGACAAACTTTCAGGAACTTTTGAAATGTAATAAGTGAATGAATTTGTTGCGCCAATAGAAATTACATGCTCTCCACTATATTCACTATCTACAATTTGGATTTCATTATTTGATAAAACTTCATCATCTTCACTTATCTGAAGTTTTTCGATAGGAAGTTGATCAGTCTGAATTGGAACCAAATTATAATAAAGTTGAGTTGGAATTGAAGAATCGACTTTTAAAGTAACTTGACCATCTACTCCTACTGCTCCAGATTTAATTACTTCAAAAGAAGATGATGCTTTCGATTTATTAAATATTTGAGTCTGATTAGAATCTTCAAAAAGATCAAAAGTAAATGCTGGATATTGAATCGCATTTCTTGTATATACAAGTGAAGAATCTGACAAATTAAAGACTACTGGAGCATCCTTATAAATTTTAATTGGTGGATTTACTGGAGATAAAAATCCATCTGTCGCACTTGTAATATCAACAATTACGGGAACAGCACTCAACGCACTATATTGAGATGCTGATAATTTAATAGTATCTTTATTAACAATTACTACATAATAGAAATTTTCATTAACAAGTCCCCCCGAAGGAGTATCTGAGTTATAAATTAACTTTTGTCCCAAAATAAAATTATGATCTGGAATTGTAATCTCATTAGTGGCTATATTGATTGCACTTGCATCAATTGTTTTCTTATCAATTACAATTCTTCTATTAACATCGTTATAAGAAACAGTAACAGAAGTTGATATTGATGGTTTTGCGCTGACAAATACAGTATCTGATGAATTAAGACCGTGAGATGCTGCAGTCGCTACCGTTACTATATTTTTATAAGAAGATACAGTAATTACATTATCATAATTAGTTTTTAAACTATGATTATCACCTGACCCAACACTAGTAAAATATAATAAACCTAAAGAGGTTGTTGTTGCCCCAATTCCTGAAAATGAACCTATTGAATTAAGACCAACTCTTACTGTTGCAATTCCAACTAGATCATCACTTATTTTGGCAGCATAAAGTCTTTGCTGATCTGTTAAAGTTAAAGGAGCAGATCCGTTAGTAGAAACTCCAATAGCAGTTCCATCATTTAGATTATAAACCAACTCATCATTAGTTTTTAATCCATGATTCGGCAAATAAAGTGTTTGTGTGGGGACAAACTTTTCGGTAATTCCAGTTCCTGGATTTGAGAATGTTATCGTAGTTCCTATTCCAACCCCAGAACCTGTTCCTATACCAAGAGTTTCAGGTGGATTGAAATATAGTTCTTTATTTAATCTATAATTAAAGGATGATTTAAGGCCAACATTAGTTGTGAATTTCCTTGTATCTTCATAAAGAATTGTTGTTGCAGTATGAGCAACACCAGTAGTTCCTTCTACTGCTCTTAAAACTCTAAGTCGTGAAGACTCCTTATCGATATTAAGAACTTTAATTTTTTCTGCTGTAGTTCCTATACCAACTGTTAAAACATTATTTTCTTTAATAACCTCTGGAGTCAAATTACCATAAACTGATATGTATGTGACTATTCCTGTGGCTCCAGTAGTTCCTACACCTGCAGTTAAAACATGAACTGATGTACTAATTCCAATACGATAATCACCACTAAGTTTTACTGCAGTTGTGCTCAATCCTGAAATTGTAATTAATTCTGCATTCTTAAAAGAATGTGGTGTTGGAGCATAAAATCCATATATTCCACTCTTATCTTCACTAACTACTTCTAACAGATTTATTGCAGTAGTTGCACAACTAATACTATTGACATCATAACCACCAACTTTTGATACTTTTATATCTGCACCATATCCACTAGTATTTGTATTATTAAAAGCCAAAGAATCATCTACTTTATAATTAGTTCCTCCCGTAACAATACCAACATTAGAACTTAACTTTCCAGCAGTAGAAAAAATAACATCAGCTATATGATTCTTCTTCATCTTATATGGAAGAGTCAAATAGTTATAAGATGTGTTTTTATTCAAAAGATTATAGATATGAGTATTTCTTAACCATTTGCTACTTTGAATATCATACTCATCTTGGTTAGATGATTTTTTAAAGTTAAAATCACTTGGTTTTGAATGATAATTTTCTCCAATTAAGTATGGAAATGCAGGTCTTTTGAAATTAACAAACACTCCACTTGAGTCTGGTAACTGATCATCAATAGTAGCAAAATAAGCATAGGTTCCTTTAGGGAACTCTGGAGTTATACAGAATCTTCCATTATTCTCATCAAGAACAGATTCACTTGAAGATGGGATATGTACATAATCCTCTACAAAAAATCCTGATTTATAAAGGTTAATTGATGGTCTATTTTCTGGGTTACCTAATTGATATCCAGAAAGCATTTGTGTAACAATACCACCAGAAATCTTAGAATATCCATATGGACCATAAATTGGGTTTCCATCATATGCCCATCCAATAATAGGAGAATGTTTTGTAGATTCTTTTTCAGATCCATTATCAATAATTAAATCAGGACTATTATAAAGACTATTGCCCGATTGATCAGTTGCATATAAAATTTCTCTTAATTTTCTTGGTGCATATAAATGAACATATTGCAATCCATAATTATCACTTAATCCATCATCAATAAACCCATCATCATCAGTAATAAATCCATAATTCTTCTCAACTTGATTAATTGTCCATCTTTGAAGTTCTGGTCTAAATTTAGCACCATTACCAGGATAATTAATGGTAATAGAGGTTTCTCCAGAAACAAATCCATAACCTTTATTAATAACTTTTACACTAGTAACCTCTTTATTTTCAACAACTGGAGTTATTACTAAACCAATTCCACCCTCCACAATAATCTCTGGAGGTGCCAGAATTCCTGCACCACCTTTATTAACTAAAACTTCATTAACCTTCCCATCAGCAATTATTGGATTAACTTCAATACCTGCACCAACCTCAGCAATAACTTCCGGTGTTTTGTTTAGGTTTATAATTTCTGGTGAACCATACTCAACACCGTTAGAAGAAAGATTTACCGATACAATTTCTCCTCTAACAATTGGTTGTAAAACAGCTTCAAAAGTCTCAGATCCTACAGAGGAAATACCAATCTTACCAGATAATTGAACAGAAATTGCTGGATAATTAAAATAATGAGTATGTGATGCAGACCCAGAACTTGTTAAATTAATATATTGCCTTGTATTATAATAATATTTTTCTATTCCAGTAGATCCAACTTGTGATAGTTTAAAAGCATTCTCATTAACAGATGTTACATAATACTGAGTACCTGAAGTTAATCCTCCAATTACTGTTCCATCTGTAGAATACTCTATCAAATCTCCAGATTTATATCCATGTTTTGATACTGTAATCTCATTAAGTGCCGTAGTTAATCCAACAACAGCAGTTTTCTTATTTTCATAATTAGAACCTGATTTAACAATATTAACAGAACTAATAATTGCTTTTTTAGTTTCTGCAGAAAAAGTATGTCTACCTTCACCATAACCAGTTAACACTATTGGATTAATTTGTGATACTGCTTGATCTTTTGTCTTATACAGTTTTATAGTTGTTGGATTAATAACATCTGCGATATAAGATGCTCCTGTTGAAAGACCTACAACAGGAATTTGTTGATTTGGTTTGTATATTACTTTTTCATAATTCCTAAACTTATGATATGTACCAAAAGCAATTGTATTATCAGTAAGATTTACTAATCCAAAACTTTCTTCTGAATTAAAGTTTACATCATGCTCCACATCTGTGGTACTAACATCTGCTACTGCACCTTCACCATTTCCGCCAGTAATTTTAATTGTCGGTTTTCCAATATAATCAAATCCAGTATTAACAACTCGTATCTCCTCAAATGCTCCTCGTACAGCAATATTTCCTGTTGCTCCAACACCAATACTATCTGAAATACTTAAATGTGGTGGATTTATTACATCATAATCCGATCCACCACTGTCAACATGAATACTTTCAAGTCTTCCATAAAAAATATTGTCAGTAGATTTATAATTTAGTATCTCAACACCATTTACTAAAATTCCTGATGCTAAACCAGGTTCTGTCTTTTGCAAACCACCTTCGTTAGATGGTAAAGGAATTTCTCTAAGTAATTTATGATTAGATAAACTCTGACTCTTAAATTTCCAAAATTGAATAGTATTATCTACTACATCAATTGCTTCTGTTGTTACGTAATCATTATTATAAAGTTCTGTTCTACTTTTAGCTAACTTTAATGATGTAGTGTCTGCTAATCTTTTTGCAAAATAAATTCCTTCTTGAGCAATACCAGTTAGTACTGTTGTTTGTGTGGTTGCATTGCCATCAGCGTCCTCTACGGTGCTTGTAACCTTCTGTGGGGTGTAATAAACAACGTCTCCAGTATAAAATCCATGATCACCAGAATCAAGGACTTTAAAGGTATCTCCGGCAAAACTACCTTTAAAAGTAATTAAATTCTTTTTAACATTTAATTTCTGATCTTTATAATAAGGAATGGATGGTGATGCAACTAAAGTAGATTCTGTTCCTTTTTTATAAACAGTTGTTACATTAGTAGAATTGACAGCAGCATCAGGAAAATTAACTGTATTTGCTTTTGATATTATCTTTTTAATAGTTAATGTAACATTATTTGCAATAAGTTCATCTAATGATCCTTGGTCGCCAATTGTAATACCTTTTGCAGTATTAACACCATATACTTTTGACTTTTTAGAATAATTTGTTGCTACAATTGTAAGAGTATCACCAACTCTAAAGATATGATCGTTCTCAAAAGTAACTCTATATCTAAACGCACTTTCACTAATCTTAGTAATAGTTTTTACTTCATAAGAAGTTGCAGCATTTAAAATCCATGAATTGGACGCAATATCAGTAGCATCTACTCCAAGAGTTTTTATTTCAATAGTATCATTTGGTTCATAATAATAATTTGGTTGATCATACTCAAGTTTACTCAAAACAGAGGATATTCTCATTACAACTGTTTCATCATCAGCATTAATAGCAGTGGCAAACGTATTAATACCAACAGTAGTATTATCTAAAATATTTTGACCTATTCCAGTGCAACCATAAAATTGATTATATGAACTTGAAGTATAAGAAACAATAGCTGGTTTTCTGTCAGAATATTCTATACGTAGTTCACCACTAGTTGGAAATCCTACAGTTGATTCAACATCAAGTGTTGTATCTCCTATACTATAATCCCCTATACACTTTGTTTTGGGGTGAGATGTAAAATCTCCATATTCTGCACCACCATAACTACTAGAGGTGACAAAATTGGCATCAATACTCAGTCGATAATAATCAGTAGTTGCTCCACTAACAAATACTTTTTCTACATTAGTAATAGGTGAATACGCTTTATCAATTAAATTTCCATAGGCATGTTCAGTTAATGTAAAACCTTCAATAGATTGAACATCCCCAGATATGGGTTCAACAATCAAATCATTAGTAACTTTATACAGAGGTGCAGAAGGTGCAATAAGATTTTCACTTGGTTTAAATACTTCTGCATTTACACCATATAAAGCCTTAAAAAGTATTTTAAAAGACTCATCTGTTCCTTTTGAATTATAAAAATCTTTCGATTGTTTAATAAAAAGATTTTTATCCAAATCTGTATAAAGAGTTCTCTCCTCAAGACCTGGAAGAAGTTGATATTTCGTTTTCTTTAAAAATTCTTTTAGAAAAAGTACACTTAAATTTTCCACAGTGTCATTAACACTATGAGATGATGCTACAGTTTCAGTAAAAACTAAATCTTCATTCTTATTATTTGCAATCCCATTAAATCCACGAACACATCCTGTAAATGAAATATTTGTTTTTCTTTTATAGGTTATAATTTCATCATTAATTCTAATAAGGCCATATTCAGATGGAAATCCTTCTGTATTATCAACTACAATTTCTGTATCTATATCAGTAATAGATGATCTCAAATAAGTAGAACTTATTGTATTTGCATTATTATCTAACTTAACATACTCATCAATATTTTGTATTAAATCAAGAGGAGCTCCTTGATATTCTTGAGCTTGATAATATTGTGATAAAAAATCACCAATTAGTGGAAACTCAGTCTGAACATAAAGAGGCAGTTGATTTTTAACAACCGTTTTGAATGGTACTCTACTTTGTGTCATTTTATGGTCTTACTAGATATCCGTTACTGTAACTGGAAGAAACAATATAGTTTGATGCTGAAGGATCTAATCCTGATGCAATTTGATCAATTACCATATCAAAAGAACTACTACTAATATCTAGTTGCAAATACAAATCCTGTAATCCAATCACATCATTTGAATGCGGTGCCACGGATATTTCAATAATTGCTTGGCCATCCTTTGTTTTAGTTGTAGATTGAATGTTAATAGGATTAAGAGTTATAATCCCTTTAACATAATCAATTGTACCAACACCTCTCTTTAAAATAGTTGCATCTGTTGATTGTGGATGTGAAACACTGAATAAGAACAATGTTCCACTTTGTCTATTAGTATCTGGTATATCAGATAAGTAAACATCTTTTCCATTAATTCCAGATACTCTAAATGCAGAGGATTTAATATTATAACCACTCATGCTAGAGATATGGAATTGATTACCAAATCCAACTTGATACTCAGCCAATGCATTAATAGCAGGTCTAATATCTCTACGCATTGCAACTCTAGTAATATTAGATGTTATAGATGCATGACTATGATCAATGATATTCAAAAATTGACTGTACTTAAATCGAGCACCATACTTATTTAGCTCACTTGAATCTGCATATGCAGTGGCATTTCTTTGAACAATTGTAGATACAGCTGCTGCAGATGGTGCTAAATTCGTATTATAGTAAACATCAGAGTCCACTTCGAGATAAAGATACTTAAGATCAAGAATTTCGGGTACAATTCCTGCTACAGCATACTTTTTAAGATCTCTTTTTATGTTCTCTTTGATCAAATTTGGTAAAAATTCACCAATTCTTGGTTTTATACTAATAAAAACCTTTCCATATTGTGGAGGAATCAATTCTTCACCACCAAATACTGAAATTGACTCAGTTTCTTGATAAATTCTTGCTGGAATTAGCGTTTCATAGTCATTTGCAGTCAAGGCTCTGTTTTGAGAGGCATAAATTCGTGGTGCATACTTCTTAATAGAGTCAACACCTTCAATTACCTCACCTCCACTAGACTGAAGGTCCGTTGTAATCAAAGAAATGCCAGCAGATACAGTATTTTCAACTCCATTTCTTACATAAACCATTCTTCCATTAAAAGCAAATCCAGAAACACCATTACCACCCGTACCATTTGTCTTAATATACTCAATATCAACTACATTTCCTTCAGAAAGTGCTTTTCCAAAGGTTCCATCACCAAAAATGACCTCATATCTCTCATCTTCAATCTCTTGTAAGAAGTAAACTCTTGAATCTCCGGTAATTCCAAACAAACTATCCTGATAAGCATACTTTTGCTTCTCAGTACTATCATTTGTTCCAACCGTTACCTTAATTAATGCAGTATCTATCCCAATATTATTGAGTAAAAACCTTTGATTGGGATTTCTAGAGCTATAAGTGTAAGTTTCTTTGAGTAAACTACCCTCATATATGGGAATTAAGTCAAAAGATGCAATATTATCATTAACAGGTACTGTAACATCATCTAAAATTGAAAAAATATAAGATTCTGTGCCAAATGTTTGCGATGTTGTTGCAACTGGACCTGCTTTTAATGTAATTGTAGATGGTTTTTGTGTAAAATTTGATGTATCAACGAAAAAACTAATGGTAGCTTGCGGTGCTTTACGCGATCTTGGAATATATCCAATATTTCGAGCAAGTGATACAACATTTTCTCTTAAAGTTGCACTATCAATGAATACCTCATTGGCAACCATATTAGCATTATATGAAGAGATGTATGTATTATAAGCAAGAACATCTAAAATGGTTGACAAATTCGACCCTTCAAAGTCATAATCTGTAAAATTTGAATTATCTTTTAAATAATCCTCTAATGTAGTCTTTATCTGGGCAAAATCCAGATTTGCAAAATTTACTAGTGCCATTTATTGAGATGTTGATTGCAACACAAATTCTAATTGTTGTGCAGGAATATCAATACCAATTATATTATATGTAATAATCACATCATAACTGTTATTATCATAATTAGGATCTACAGCTACATCCTTTAACTCAACTCTAGGTTCAAAATTAACAATAGAATGTTTTAATTCACTTTTAATAGAAAGTGCAGAAATGGGATCAATATTATCAAATAAAGATCTTGATATCCTAGAACCAAAATCAGGATCAAAAGGTTTTTCGCCAGGATAAGTAAATACAATGTTTCTTACAGATCTTCCTATAGCAGTTGCATTTTTTAATGCAATCAAATCACCATTCAGAGGATTACTCTGAAATGTCATGCTAATATCTTTAAAACCTTGACTTACCCTTTGTAGAGGCATATTTACTTATAATCATATGATATATCCTGATTTATTTATGTCTTAAAATTCAGCTAAAGGTACAGGACCATCTGTATCCCATTGACTTAAGTCATTATCATCCTCATCATTATCCATTCTTTCATACAAGTCGTTATATAAGGGCAAATCCCGTTTCTTTGGTGTTTGATTATCGTTTGCAATTTCTCTTAACATTTTCTTTTCCATGTTCTTTACCATTGAAACTCTTACTATTAATTATAAGCATAAAAAAAGACCTCCTAATGGAAGTCCTTTTTAATCATTTACCTTGACCGCGATATTTTTTTCGAGCCACGTTGCGAGAGGTTGCCGCATACTTAGTATGTTTACCATTTCCTTGTCGAGTTTTCTTTGGTCGTGCCTCTAATTCATCACCAGTTGATTTACTGTAAAGTGCCATAGTTATTCTCTAAAATCACAAATTTGTTCTAATTCACTAATATGTTTAGCTACTGATTCATCAGTAGCTTTTACCCTATAGGATACATTATCTCTGTGAGAAAGTTCTGTAAGAATTTCTGCAGAGAGATCCCATAACTCATTAGTATCTAAATCTTTATAAAACATTTAAATAACGCGAGTTTTTTCGTGCCCTACACGAATACGAGGATCACACCATATCTCCATACCTGCTTCAATAGCATCTAAACAGAAACTAACATCTTCTCCACACATATCTTGTACTGCACCAGACTCAAATACTTGCATCTTTGGCGCAAACCATGGATATGGTAGATTCTCAAATACTCCCTTCTTAATTAATACCCACCCAAATCCTGTATAATCTACAGTAAATGGCTTCTTACGTTTACTAATACTTTCAACAGTTTCATGATTCATTACTCCACCATTTTTGCGGAAGTCATCTTCATCTAACCAGTGTGCGACAGA